ATCAAGCTTTGCTACATCTAACTCTTGTTGCGCTTTTTGAATAATTAATGGATTTAATTTTTGAGTTTGTTTGTATTGTTGAGCGCTACTAGCAATATTCAATAAATCACCTAATGAATATTGTTGAGATCCTTTTACATTTAAAGCTATTGATGGGTCAATATTAAAAGCCATGATTTTTCCTTATGCTCCAAATATACTGCCTGAACTACCAAGCAAATTGTTTAACATATACATATTGCCAATATTTTGTAATCCACCGCTATAAGCATTAGCTGCGCCTACTTGACCTGCGGCTTGAGCTGCTGCAGCACCTGTAGCCAAGTTAGCTGTATTAGTTCCGTAATTAGTAGCCAATTGATTAGATTGACTTTGAGCAGTTTGTCCTAATCCTGCAATAGAAGCTAATGTATTGTAAATACCTGTTCTTTGATTTTGATAATTAGTAAATGCGTTTTGATAAGCATTTTGTGCAAAGTTTTGTGAATAGTTTTGCAATCCTTGTAATGCGTTACCACCAATTAAACCACCTGTTGCATTATTGGCTGCATTAGTAGCTTTTTGACCTTGTTGTAATTGAAATTGATAATTAGGCGCTAAATTAGCATTTAAGTCTTGCGCATTAAATTGATGTTGTAAATATCCTGAACCATAAGCAGTTCCAACAGGATTACCACTTGCATCAAATTGAGTGTATGGACCTGTTCCTAATGCACCTATTTGGTTTAAAGCACCATAACCTGTAGCTCTTGATGGAGCTAATTGAGCATTTTGTTGATTAAATATCGCAGCTTGCAGCGCTTGTTGTCCTTGTGCGGCTTGTGCTTGAATATTTGCGGCATTTTGAGCTGCATTTGCATTAATTAAAGAACTACCTAAATTTCCTGCTGTTAATATATTAGATGGTGTAGCTAAACTACCAAGACTACCTAATGCTCCTGATATACCTGTTGCTCCAGCATATCCACCTGTTGCTGCAGCTAATTCTGCTGCGGTAGATGCAGTTGCTCCAGCGCCTGTTGTTAATATGCTAGGAACAATTGACGAAGCAGCGGTATCCGCTACTGCGGCAGCTCCTGCGTCTGCTATTCCTGTTCCTATTGTATCAACTGCGGCTGAAACACCCATAATCTAGTCCTTTATAATTTTACCTACTATTACATCTTCATCTACATACCCAAGTCTATGCAAGAGTATTCTAAAATCTTTGTTAAACTTAATGTGCCAAAGTATTTTGTCTACTTTTTTATCTTTTAAAAACTTTTCAGAAGCTTTTATAAGTTTTAATCCCATGCTTCCTTTTCTATAATCAGGATGCAAGTAAAGCAAATCATTGTTTGCATATACCGTAGATTTGTAATGTAAATGATTAGTTATAAAAAATATTGAATAACCTACCAATTTACCTTCATCTCTTGCTGTAATAATGGTTAATAAGCCATTATCACAAAGATGTTTATATCTATCCCAATCAGGGTCTAATGGTATTACATCTTTATTTACTGCTATTTCATCATAATGAAGTTTAATTAATTCTTTAATATCTTCATTTACTTGAGAATACTTCTCAATATCAAACTTAATCATTCAATTGCTCCATTCAATTGTTAAAATTATTGATTGTAATAGGGGACTTTATAAGCCTTTCCGTTTACAGTTACATTCATAAATCCTGCTGGTTTTGCTGGCAAACTGCCTGTTCCACTTGTAGCAGAGCTAGAGCTTGTATAGTTTAGTAAATTCAAAAAGAATTGTTGCCAAGCACGACTAGGTCTATTCGTTGAAGGATCAAGAAATTCCGTCTGTGGATAAGGATTGTTTTGATTAGTTCCCCAAATGCCATTTCCACTTGACATTAATTTTCCCCTTCTTGCGTTTTAAGGTTAGCTGATATTATAACTGCATTTACAGGGTCTGTAACTACCACTTCAAAAACTCTATCTCTTGACCAACCCAATCTACGCCAAATAGCACGATTTTTATATTTTCCTACTTTTCCAATAGATGTCCAATGTTCATTTGACCATGTAGAGCCTCCATCATTTGACCAACGAAGCATAGCTTGTGGATTTGCTCCAACGGTTTCTGTATTTAAAGGCGTTGTATTACCTTCTAATCCTACTCCTGGTTGAAATTGTATTTGTAATTCTTCTAAATATTGACGTTGTAAGTCAGTTACAATATGTGGTGTTCGTCTTATTCGCTTAATATTTTGACCATTATCAGTATAATTTTGTGGATCAAGTTGATAAATTTGACCATTCTGCCAATCACCAATTAATACTAATCCTTGAAATAAAGCTGAACAATTACCTCTATGCCTATGATAAACATTGTTATCATCTATCCATAACCATTTATGCCACATTTGAGTAGTTGAATCATAAGCCCAAGTTAAATCAAGCGTTGGAAATGAAACTACATAAACTTCATGGCCTTCTAATTGATAAGTCCAAGAAATTGCATCATCAATATATTTATCTAATAATGTTTGTTCTACAGCATGAGTAGATATTCTTTGTGGAATATATCCGTTCATAGCCATAATTTGAGCTTGTCCACGAGAATTTCTTGATACATAAGCAAAACTATTTCCTACTCTTGAAACAGAAAATTTAGCTGCAATACCATGTTGTGTTGATGTGCCAGGAATACGTTGAAATGGAAAAGGAAAAGAGCCTACATCTACCCATACTTCTGATGAAGTTTCGCCTAAAAGATAAACTTCTCTATGATCTGCAATTAAAGATACAAGATTATCAGGTGCGCCATCTTTAGATGAAAAACTTAAAGCATAAGTAATAGGACTTAATGTATTAGAAGCTGCCCATTTTTGAGTATTAGGATCATTATATACAAAATAATTGTCTACAATATCTACAACATTTCCACCTGTAAAAGCACCATCTGATGAGGGTAAATTGCTAAAATTAAGAGCATACATAGTTTCAGATGAAACGGTTTGTGAACCACTAACTGTATAAGTTCCTGTATTGCCTGTTCCTGTGCCAAATGTAAGAGTTAATGTTAATCCACTTCCTATGCCACTTGTGCCTGTTGATGCAGGATTTGTTGGTGATGAAGTATATGCGCCACCATTTGTTAAAGTAAGTCCTGTAACTGATCCACCTGATCCAATAGATGTAACTACAAAAGTAGCAGGTGTTGCACCATAAATTCCACCTAAAACTGTAATTGTGTCATTAACAGCATATCCTGTTCCAGCTGTTGATATAGTGGCACTTAAAACAACTGTTGATCCTAAAGCTGTAATAATTGTGCCTGCAGCTATTCCTGATCCTTGAATAGTTTGACCTGGATATAAAGTTCCTGAACTAACTGATGTAACAGTTAAAACATTACCAGCAATAGAACCTGTAATGGTAGCTGCAACTGCAGCAGAGTTCATAATTTCAGATGGTTCTGTTTGAGATAAATTAACTGTATATGTTCCAGCGCCTCCAGTTGTTCCTGATGTTTGTGCAGTAATTACAGTTTCTGAAGTTAGACCAACACCAAATAAAGATTGACCAGGAGCAATAGAACCATTTTTTAATAAAGTAACAGTTAAAGTTGTGCCTGAAATTGAACCTATAAAATAAGCAGACGAAGGATTTGAAATAAACCATGTATAACGATTTGAACCATCTACAATATATACATTAACGCCATTGTCAGTAATTCCTACTCGCCCTGAATTTGTATTTAATTGCCCTACCATTGTAGGAATTAAATTAGAAGTTAAAACGTAAACGTAAGGACCAACAACAGCAACCATATAATTGCCGCCTGATACAGTTCGCATACCACGAACTTCTTGTTGATTTTGAAATACAATTTTTGATGTTAAACCAGGTGTAGGATAAAGAGCTACAACACCTCTTTGACCTGGTTGTTTTAATGGATCAATTTCAGGTCTAAAATTGATACACTCCTGTGCGTCTTGATATATTGACGGAGCTTCGTATGATGGGCCAACAAAGCCAAAATCTGCCATTATCTAAAGAACCCACCAGTAAGTATCCAGCCTGCGTCTTTTTGTCGGCTTGATAATAATGCATCATTAAACCTCGCAGATTGAACAGGTTTCATATTTGTGCGTTTAACTGTAGCTTTTCCTTGCGCAGCATAGGCATTAATCATAGCAATTTGTGTTTGTGATGCTTTACCATACATAGGCATTAATCGTTCAGCTAGACACCAACGTAGCGCCATAGAATAGCCTTGTGGTAGGTTTACGTTGTCATACATAGTGGTAAATCTGCCAAAGTTAGTATTGGCAAATATGTGCATTTCACCTTGTGCAGGATTAGGCCATACAAAAATGTTACCTAATGTTTCTGTTGGTTGGTAATAAAGAGCTTTAGGCCATGGACCATTTAGTGTTTTTAAACCAATCATTTGATAATCTTCAACGTTTAAGATTGCTACAGGATAATCTAAACCACCATTGACAATGGGAACACCATTAGAGTTTGTATTGATACGAACAAAAGCTGAATCAATAGATAAAGGTCTTTGATAGTATAGATTAATGGTTGTAGAAGCTACGTTTTGAGCAATATTAAGTAAATATGTGCCTACTTCATTGACATTACCACCTGCGCCTGTAAGCATTTGAGTGATAGTAGTGCCAGGTGTGATTCCTGTGCCTGATAGTGTTTGATTAGTGGCAACTGCACCTGATGTGATACCTGTTACAGTTAGAACATTTCCTGAAATAGAGCCTGTAATTGTTGCACCGATTTGACCGCCTGGACCAATAGTATATTGTGTTTGACCAGGTGTAATGGGATAAACGATTTCTGTTTTGTAGAAAATCATCATATCTTCATTTGACCATTGGTCAATCATGTCATTTAGCATATCAAAAGCATCTTGAGCTTCTTCAGGTGCTGGTGTTTCACCTGAAGCTAGTGCGCCAATATCTTTCATAGCTCTTGATATAATGTCGATTGGTTGTGTCATAGATCACTCACATTGACTGTTAATGGTTTCCAAGGCAATTGAACTTTGTTTTGTTTTTGTAGGGCATTTAATTGATTTTCAAGATTATTTGTTATATGACAAATACCATTGATTGTTGTTTCATTTTCAATCCATGAAACAATATCTTCTTCTTTAATTTCAATTAATGGTTTATTTAAGATTTTATCACTAAACCACCAATTTCCTTCTGTTTCTACAGAATTTTGTTCATCATTAGCAATTACATGATATTTAGCATGAATTATTAGTTCATCATCTGTTGTTATGTCTGTTATTTTCCATGTAAAATTTGTCATATTATGTTACTGCCCATTGTTTAATTGTTTCGTTCCAGTAATAAAATTTACCATCTGTTGGCATAGGTGTAGGTGCTGTCCATACATTATTAATTAAAGTCCAAGATGGATATGGTTGTGGTGCTGTAAATACACCATTTGAATATGTCCAACCTGGTCCTGCATCATTTGCTAAAACTGCAAAATATGATGGGTCTAAACCTGGAATTGGTTGTGTTGGTTGTTCTTCATAATCAATAATATTGACTACTTCTGTTCCTGAAATAATTGCATATGTTTTCATATTAAACCTAAAAATAAGCTGTAATAATAATGACACCTGAACCACCTGCTGCTCCAGCAGAAGCTCCTGATCCAGTTCCAACTGTTCCTGCTGATCCACCTGAACCTACAGTATAAGAATATGTAGATGAAGGAGATGTAATTAAAGCTTCTACATATCCACCTGCACCACCACCGCCACCACCAGTATTACCTGCACCAGCAGTTCCTCCACCACCACCAGAACCTGAATTAGTTGATCCAGCAAAACCTGCAACTCCTGAAAAAGCACCGCCACCACCAGCACCACCAAATGGAGTTGATGCGCCTGTGCCACCAGCTCCTTGAGAAGCATTAGTTGCTCCACATCCACCACCACCATTAATAGCAATTCCTGTAGCTCCACCTAAACTTGAAGAACCACCTGATCCACCAGCTTGTGCAGGTGATCCACTTCCACCATTAGCAGTTAATAAAGATGTGCCAAATGTAGTATTTCCTCCAGTTCCACCAGCTCCAATAGAAGTTCCGCCACCAGCACCTCCACCACCTCCACCAACCATTTTTACAGTAATATATCTAGCATTAGTTGGAGTTGTATATGTTCCAGAACCAGAAGTATAAACAGTTACTTGAGGAATATTTCCATATTTAGTTGTAGTATCTGGAAAAGTAATTCCATTGCTACCATCTATAATCATTGACATTATGTTTATCCTTTAGGATACTTTGTTTTAACTGCTTGACAAGCTGTAATGTATGCTTGAATTTGAGCTTGGTCATTCTTTACAATGCCATCTAGGTAATCTCTGAAATCAGGATATTCTGCAGCTCTTTTGTCTTTATATGCTTCAGATGCCATTAAAGCTTCTACTGCGTTGTTGTCATAAGTAACTTCATTGTTATCTTTGTCATATGCAATATCACCACGAATAGTAACTATTGTAGGATAAAGTTTATATATAGATTGATGTTTATCCATTATGCTGCAATCTCCATTAAAGTAATTGATGAAATATCAGAAGAAATTCCACCGCCAGCACTATAGTTAAAGTTTAAATATACGGTTGAACCACCATTATTTGTGTATCTATTAACTTGAAAATTATAAGTAGTAGATGATGTTGTTGCTGGAGAATCTAAATATTGAATTGTTTGGATTGCATCACCAGAAGAAGTTGATCCTTCTGCAAAATATAATTGAACGCTTGATCCTGCCCAAATATTTGTTGATCCTCTTGCTATACCAAAACCTGTTCCAGCATCAGTTGTTGAACCAAGAATTCTTATACAAGCATTAACAATAATTAATATTTTGCTTGTTGAAAATTTAGGCGTAATACTTGCTGATAAACCAGTATTTACGAGTCCATTGGTTGTTGTTGAAAAATAAGGTGTTCCAAATGTTCCAGTAACACTTGATGTAACAACTTGAATTACTCCACCTGATTGTGGATTTCCAGTAGAAAGAAGTGTTCCTGTAGCACTAGGAATTGTAAGTGTGGCTGTTACCGTATCTGTAGCTTGTAATGTTGTAGAGCCTGATGTTGCTCCTGCGAGAACTAATGGCATTATGCTGTTCCTCCTGTTGCAGGTGTTAATGCTTTAACTTGTGTTTGTAGTGTTGTTATTTCTGTTGCTTGTGCGTCTACGATAGCTTTAAGTTCTTGGATGGCTGCTGTTAAGATTGGGATAAGCTCTGTATATCTAATAGTAAGATACTCTGTTTTATCTTTTTCATTCATTGTAACTGCATCTACAGCTTCTGGAACTACTGGCTGAACAGATTGTGCCAAGATACCTACTTGCGGTTTATTTTCTGTATCTGATTTCCAAGTAAATTTAACAGGTTTTAATGTCATTACACCACTTAAAGCATCTGTATATGTTCCTGTAACATTTTTAAGTCTTTCATCAGAATAGCCAGACCATGATGAAGCGCCATATGTTACTTGAACACCAGCACCATTATTATTTTGCAATATAAAATTATCTGATGAACCTAAAGAAAATGTCCATGAACCTGCATTACTTGTTACACCTGTAGATTTTAGAGTTAATAAATTTACTCCACTACTTTGAATATTAAATTGACTTGTTACAGTTGTAGTTCCAACCATTACATTACCACTAGAGTCTATACGCATACGTTCTGTAAACCCAGTTGCATCTTTAGCTGTAGCAGTTCCAAAACGCAAACCTTGGTTAAAATATATTGCTGGAACATCTCCAGAAGCGTTTCCACTATATGCAGTTAAAAAGTTTGTGCCACTTCCACCTTCTACTACTAATTGACCAATAGCGGAACCTGTGCCATAAATATCCAATACTTTAGCACCAGAATATCCACTAGGACTACTTATACCAATCCCTACATTACCAGAGGTATCAATGGTAGCAGTTGCTGTTCCATTAGTTTGTAATTGTAATACGCCACTTGTATCAGCAGTTTGAACTATGCCTGAACTTGTTGAAGCATTTATAATTGATGCCATCTATATCCCTTTATAATACGACCCAGCGACTTCCACTAGGAATGGTAACTGTTACACCACTTGATACGGTTATAGGACCTGTAGACATTGCACTATTTCCGCTTGGTATAGAATAACTTGTGGATACGGTTTTACTATTTACAATTATACCATTAGATGCACTAACTTGTGGTGAAGTTAATGTGCCTAAAGATGGATTTACTGTAACATTTGAGTTTACATAGTCTATAGTCGTTGTTCCTGATGTAGCAGAAACAAAACCTAAATAATAAGAAGCATTGGTTGATGTAGATGTAATAGTTAAACCTGATGAAGCAGGTGCAACCCATGATGCAGTTGTGCCATTAGATGTTAGAACATATGTATTTGCACCAATCGCTAGTCTTGTAGCAGAATTAGTGCCATTACCAATAATTAAATCACCTGTTGATGTAATTGGGCTTAATGCGTTAAATGCAGCAGAAGCTGTGGTTTGACCTGTGCCACCATTTGCAATAGCTACTGTGCCTGTTACATTAGATGCAGTTCCTGTGGTATTTTGATTTAATGTAGGAATATCTGCGGCTACAATAGCTCTAAATGATGGTGTTCCTGCTGATCCATTAGGTGCAGCTAGGAAGTAATTAGCAGTCTTTGATCCATAAGGATTTAATGTATCGCCATAAGCAGAAGCTAAACTAATAGCTGGTGTTGTGCCACCACTTGATACAACAGGACTTGTGCCTGTAACAGATGTGACAGGTGCAGTTCCACTTGATGCAGCAGTTAATTGTCCTTGTGCATTTACAGTAATACTAGCGTTTGTATATGATCCAGCAGTTACTGCGGTATTAGATATAGCAATAGTTGTTGCAGTTGAACCATTGTAAGATGTGCCTGATAGACCTGTTCCAATGGTTAAAGCATTTAGGTTAGAACCTAAAGATATGCCTGAAATAGTAGAATTAGCTAATTGTGCGTTAGTTATTGTGCCACTTAATGCAGTTGTAGGAATAGTGGTTGCAGCAGTAATATTGCTACTGCCATTAGCATACATATAGCCTGTTAAGCCTGTAACGGCTAAATTAGTGGTTGTTAGGTTAGTAAATGATTCTGATGTAGAACCAGGCACTTTTTCCCATTTGCTGTTTTCAAATATAATCCAATCACCTACGTTCCAACCTGATGTGCCATCAATGGTTGTATTACCTGCTACAGAAACAACGTAGTAATAACCAGGTGTTCCTGATCCTGATGTAATAGTTGGTGTATTGGTAGATGCGTTCCATGTGCCTTGATAAGCAGGTGCGTTAGTAGCTTGAGTTGAAACGCTTGTAATTTGACCTTGTGAATTAACTGTAATGACAGGAATAACTGCAGCAGAACCATAAGTTCCTGAAGTAACGCCTGAATTAGCAATAGCAACAGTTACCGCAGATGATCCGTCATAACTTGTGCCACTTAATCCTGTGCCAATAGTTAATGCGTTAGGATTGACTGCTTTAATAGTTGCTGATCCACCTAAACTAATTAAAGAGCCATTAACTGTAATAGAGCTATTAGTAAGTGCGCTATTAGGGATTGAAGTTAAATTTGCACCTGATCCAGCAAAAGTTGTTGCATTTAATTGACCTGTTGATGGATTGTAATAAAGTTTAGTAGAGCTAGTGTTTTCAGTTGTAATTGTGCCTGAAGTAGCTGAAGTAAATGTTAAGTAACGAGTAGCATTAGTCGTTGTATCGTCAGCAATTGTAATGCCTGTGACAGGTGCATTAGCCCATGTAGGAACGCCACCTGCTAGAGTTAAAATCTGTGTATTTGTGCCTGCAGCCAAGAATGTTGTAGCACCACTACCTGTTTGATATGGTAATGAACCATTAGCTCCACCAGCTAAATTAGTTGCAGTTGTGGCACTTGTGGCTGATGTTGCAGTTGTTGCAGTTGCAGCGTTACCACCAATAGATAACCCACTTGCAGTTCCTGTTAAACCTGTTCCAGCGCCTGTAAATGATGTGGAAGTTAATACACCTGTTGATGGGTTATACTGTAATTTTGTAGAACTTGTGTATTCAGTAGATAAATTGCCTGATGTTTGGTTAGCAAATAATGGATAACGAGTTGCATTTGTTGTAGTGTCATCGGTTACAGTTGCGTAACTTACAGGAGTAGCCCATGTTGGAGTTCCTGAACCATTAGATTGTAAAAATTGACCTGTTGTGCCTGCCGCAGTAAATCCATAAGCAGTTCCTGTGCCATAAGCGACTGCACCTGCTGTTGGTGTTGCAGTTCCGTTTGTGCCACCACTTACAATAGGAACAATACCTGATAACGCTGAAGCGCTAACAGGTGGTAATGGCATAGTTATTTCAACAACACCATTAGCAGGATTGCTATAAACACAATATCCAAAAGGAACTACTAAATTAGGATTAGATGGTGCTACATTAGTTAAAGCTCCAGCAGTTGTAGCTGATAGATAAAGTGTATCGCCTGAATTAAATGAACTTGTGTTATATCCTGTAAATTTACCTACAACAACAACATAACCATAAGAGTTATTAGCAATAGCAGTATTAACTAATCCAATAGCATTTGCTGTTGTTGATGAGTTAGCTTGAGCTAATGCAACAGTTGGAAATTGTGAATGTTGTCCATTTACATAAACAGCAGAACCTATTGCAATAGTTGATCCTGTGTTGTTATAAACACGAAGTTGAACTTCTTGACCTAAATGTAGGTCGTTATTGGTTACGCCATTATAAAAAGTAAGTGCATCATTATCTTGTGCATACCATAAAGTGCCTGCTGCGTAAGTAGGATTAGTGGATTGTGATGTCCAATTTTCATAATTACTGATTGTTGGAGTAGATAATGTAATTGTGCTAATAGTTGATGCAGTTGCACCTAAACTAACTGAAGTTGTGCCTAAAGTAATAGATGAATTGGTTAAAGCGCCATTAGGAATACCACTAAAGTTTGTTCCTGTTAAAGTTGGGCTTGTAGTCCATGCTAAACCTGCTGAATATTGTAAAACACCTGAACTTGGTGCTAAAAATGATGTCGTGCTAGATGCAGATTGATATGGTAAGTAATTTGTGCCACCACCGGCTAGATTTGTAGCTGTTGTAGATGTTGATGCAGAGCCAGCAGAAGTGGCATAAGTTGCTGTGGCTGCATTTCCACCAATATTTAATGATGTTGCTGTGCCTGTTAATCCTGCACCTGAACCACTAAATTGTGTTGTAGCTGTGATTGTAGTGCCAGAAAGGGTTGTAAATACGCCTGTAGATGCACTAGAAGCGCCAATTGTAGTGCCATTGATACTTCCACCCGTAATTGCAACAGAATTAGCGTTTTGAGTGCTTAAAGTGCCTAATCCTGATACTTGTGTGTTAGCAATAGCGATATTTTGTGCAGATAACGCACTTAATTGACCTTGAGCATTAACTGTGGCGCTTAATGTTTGATTTGCAGAACCATAAGAACCTGCTGTAACGCCTGTATTTGTGATAGAAAACTGATTTGAAGCTAATGTTAAGCCTGTGCCTGCGGTATATGTATTTACATTGGCAAATTGAACCCATGTAATAGGTGTTGTGCCAATTGTGCCTGTTGCAGCAGAAGTTGAAACCCAACCTGTGTCAATATTTGTAGTGCCATTTAATATAACTGTGTAAGCACCTGGCACTTCTGACCATGTGTTCATATCTGATGAACGAGTCCATGATCCTGAAGATGCTATGTAAATTCCGTTGTTCGCAGAAGATGTCTGATTTTTTACTAAAACTCTATCGCCAGCAACTGTTGTATAGCCATCAATTGTTTGTAAGCCTGAAAGCGTAATATTTCCTGTTGTAGCGCATTGACAAGCAGCTTTAGGGCCTAATCCTTGAGCTACAGTATCAACATAGAACTTATTAGCTATGTCAGTATTGTTTGATGGAGTGGTCGATAATTGACCTGTTGTGGCTAATATATTGGTAAAAACACCTGTAGAAGGTGTAGTCGCACCGATAGTCGAGCTATCAATCGTGCTATTTGTAATATGCAATCCTGATTGAATAGGATTTACAGTTGCATAGAAGGGCTGACCCTGCCCAATAAAAGTGTTAAAACTGTTATCGAGATTGAATAACGCCTGGACAGGCAGAATATTCTGATCTACGGTTTTTGCTGGATCAGCCATCTAAAATCCCAATTAAGATTGGTCAGCTACTGGTGTAACGTATATGTTTGTTGTGCCGCCTGACGCAATTGCTGTTAAATAAAAAGGTGTTGTTGGAACTGCTAAAACAATTGGATATTCCATCAACGCAGGTAAAATAAAATCACCTGTATTACCATCTGTAGCAAATACTGCGTTAGCTGCAGCAGTTGCTGTGCCAGGTGTAAATTTAACTGCACAAGGATATGTTCCTGTATTTAAAAATGCTGCGTAGTTTACTTGGTCGTTAGTAGAGTCATTAATAGTAACTGATGCGTGTTCTGATGTAGTTACAGATAATGCTGTTGTAGGACCAGCTAAACGGATTACTGAAGTATTTGCCATGATGAATCCTTATGCTGCGTTTACAGGTAATGGACCTTCAACTCTTACAACTTGAATTACATATTGACCTGAAACTGGTGTTGCAGGAGCTGCAGCGCAATTAGTAAATTGAATTGTAAGTTGGTTAGCTGCAGTTACATCTGCTTCAATAGCTGCAATACCTGATGTTTGATTACCAACTACACCTACTACGAATACATAGTCAGAAGTTAATAAACCAGCTACGTTAAATGTTTGATTTGATGTAGTAGCGTTAGTAACTGATGATGGTGTTAATGTTGGGCCAATGTAAAAAGTTTCGTGTGAATTACCACGAGTTACGGTTGTTGATGACATTTGATTTCCTTTGCAAAGAAAACTAGAAAAGCTCTAGTTGTGTAATTATAAACTAAATAGATAGGGAGCTACCAATAAAAGTAGCTCCGGTCTCTATATTTTTTACTAGCTTAAATCGTAACCGTAAACATATACATCAACAGTTGCTGTAACGAAAGCTGTTGAAATGTTTACATATAGATTTTGAGCTGATTGTAGTGCTGTTGTTGTAGGTGCAATAACATCTACAACTGTGTTGCTTGTAACGCCAGTTAAAGCTGCTGCAGTAAGAATTGCTGTGCCGCCTTGATTAGGTGCTGTGTAAACACCTAAATTAACTGTATGAACGTCTGCTGATGCACCTGCGTTGTTAGCGTTAGCTACAACGATTTGTTGCACAGAATAGTTTGTTGAGTTAATAACTGGTAAGTTAAAGTCTTGAGCTGCAGATACACTTAAACCCTTTTGAACAAATAGTAAGCGGTTAGCTTGGTTTGTTCCAAGTTGTGATGGGTGTATCGCAACGGTGGTTGCTGGGCCTGGATTCGCCATAATAATATTTTCCTTTTCTAATTAATGTTAATTAAGCTGCTACTCGGCAAGCTAACTCTGGATAGAGTGGCGCCCAACCGTATAGAACATCAAGACGAGTAGGAATTGAGTCATTATTAATTGTGTATTGACGAACAACACGCATTGAAAGACCAATTTCTTTATCTGATGCACGACCAGCAAAATGAACACCATCAGGTAACTCAAGATCAGCTACTGCAAGTGTAAATGCGTTTCTGTGCATAATGATGTTTTGTGGTGAAACAGCACCTGTGTTGTTAAATGGAACAACTGCTTGTGAACCAGTTGAAGTTACAGATACGTTTTGGAATTGACCTGCAGTAATAACTGCTGGTGAAACGTTTACTGTAGCTGTGCCTGATGCAGTAATTGTTACTGGTGAATTAACAACAAAGTTACGGAGCTTGTTAGAACCATAAGCTTGACGGTTTTGTGGGTTTACTGCGTAAACGCCAGCGATAGTGATAACGTCACCTTGGTTTAGAGATGCGTTAGCACCTGTAGCACCGATAGTGATGTTAGAACTTTGCGCCCAACCGCTTGTTAAAAAGCCAGTTGCTGTTGTAACGTTACAAGCTAATGTAGCTGATGAATATGAACCGAATTGTTGTGAAACAACGTTTTGATCCATTTTCCAGTTCATACCACCTGAATCACGACCCATTAAACCTTTACGGTATTGTTCGCCAATTGCTTCTTGTGGAACGAAAAGACCTTTTAAGCTATCAACAATAGTTGCTGATGTGAATGGCTCAACGATACATGATCTACGACCATCTCTTGGAGCGCCTTCAGAATCAAGATAAGCACCTGCTGTTAAGTAAGTGATTAAACCTGTTGGAGGTGTGCCTGCTGTGCCAACGATGTTAGCTGTGTTGTTTTTAGCCATTACTAAACCATCGCGGTCAATCTTGTTGGCGATAGCTGCAACTGCTGGTTTAAGAACTCTGTCGCTAAACATATCTAAAGATAATGCTAGGTCTTGAGTTGTAAATTGTGTATCAACGTGGAACTGTGTTGATAAT